CAATCCAAACAGGTAATGAAAATAGTTTCCGCCTCATCCGCAGAACGCGTTTGTGCCGTATAAAAGGTACACTTTTTGGATTTGCAGCGACCACAGGTAAACAGATCCGTACTGGCTACCGCATTGTTGGTAAATTTGTTGGCATCCAAAATCTTCTTTTTTTCGATGAGTTCGTGCCAGCGGCCGGGATTCATCTCTTGATGTGTCATAAATACCGCCGTGTGGGGCGTCAGATCTCCCGTTAACAGCCGATCCAAAAATTCCTTGTTTTTGAAATTCAGATACATGGTGCGCAGTCGATCGATGTAGAGATGAGCGAAACACTCATTTTCCCACTTCTTGACGATTTTTTTGAAATTCGCCTCTTGAATGGCGTAATTGAAAATCGCCTTTTCAAGATTGGTCGACATTGTGGGGTCGAGCAAGATTTTTTCGAGTTGTTTGCGTACATTCGCGCGAAACGAATCGGGTTGACTGATTTTACGCGTGGACATTCCGGCAGGTTATTGAATAATATAGAGCAATCTTTATATTATTCAATTTTTTCATTATACCCGCGGCCTTGGTATATCGCTTCAAATATAATCCTCCTCCACCAATTCATCGCTACAGTTCAGATAATTCGAACTGTTGGTCTTGACGATTTTACCCTTGGAATCCGCTTCCGCCTTTTTGGCCCGCGGCTTCTTTTCAGGGGGCTCCACAAATGCATTCTTGGGTTTTGCGGCGATTTTGATGGGCTTAGCCTCGCTTCGCAAAGGCTTCTTCGCCTTTTTGGATTTCTTGGGTGCTTCCTCTTCCTCCTCCTCGAAATCGTCTTCCTCCTCTTCTTCCTCTTCTTCGTCGTCTTCTTCTGAATCATCGAGTTCGGTTTCATCTGTATCTTCGTCTTCGTCATCTTCCAACTCCAATTCCGAGTCGTCCACAATGAATCCGTCCTTCACATACCCCTCCTTGGTACGCGACACATCGTCATCCATATCATCTTCGGACATTTCCGAGTCTTCGTCACCCAAATCCTCGAATCCGCCAAACAGATGTTCATAACACTGATTCCATTCTTCCTTGGTAAGATCAACCATTTTATCCGTCTCGCCGTTTTTGGCCACCAGCACACAGCATCCAAAAAACAACCTGTCGTCCACCGGTGGGGGGAAATCATATTTATTTTCTTGTCCCGCGCGACCCGTCGTCTTGGCGTAGAGCGACACATCGTAGGCGCATTTCTTGGAGGTAGAAACCCAATTCGTCTGTAAAATAAACCCTTCGGCGGACTTGAATCCCGCCTTTTTATATAATTCGCTCGTGTCGTTCAATTTAACATCGACCTCTTTCAATGTGCCCGGTTTTTCCACAACAATAATTTTGGTCATGTCTCGTTGTATAATCTACCTGACATGTGTTTAAATTATTTTGGATATATTATATTTGTTTGAGTGCATATTCGGTAAGCTCCCGTTCCATCGACTGAAAATCCACTACAGAAACCGTGTCATCATTTTCATCCCAATTTTTCAGAGAATCCAGGGCCACTTCCAACAATTCATCCTCTTTGGATATAGCCGGTTTTTCTTTTTGATTGACAAGGTTCTCCACAATGTCCTTGTATTTGTTGATCTCGTAACTGATCACATCTTTTCGTCTTTTAGGAACCAATAAATCTTTCACATAATGAAATACGAAATGCAAACTTAAAATGATAATACATGAAATTAAAACAGTTTTGAATAAAGACCACATATATATGTTTTTCTAAATTATCCATTATTCTGGAACGAACAAAATCTGGGAGTTATATATATCTTCGGTTATGGATAAAAAAAATGCATATTTCTTGTCGCTTTTTATCATGTTATTCGTGATGTTTGTACCCACAGTAGCCACCATGAAAAAAGTCACGAGCGCCTGGTATAAGTGCATTCGTCCTTCGATTTCTCCGCCCAACTATGTTTTTCCCATCGTTTGGACTTTTCTTTATATTATGGTCGGTTTCGCTTTGGCGCAGACTTTCATGCTGCAAGAATCCATTGACAAGAATATTTTGTTGTACTTGTACGGATATAATTTGTTGTTGAACATGTTGTGGTCCTTTGCCTACTTTGGCACGGAAAATGTGAGTTTAGCATTTGTTATTTTGTTGGCGATGATTATCTCCGCCGCTTTCATTTTGTACTACACTTGGTTGCTGTTACCCGTGTCAGTATTTTATATTTTGGTTCCTTACATGATGTGGATATGCTTTGCGGGGTTACTGAATTTCTTGTCGTTGGGTAAGAAATGCTAATTATGTAAGCGGCTGTATGATCGAGAGTCCGATCACAATGAACAAGATACCCAACATATCCATTGCAACCACCTGTTCTCCCAAAATGAAATAACCGAACAGAGCAATTAGGAGGGGGTAACAGGCTACGGTTGCCGTCGCTAAATAGGTTTTGTTGTCACGAATCAGTGAAAAATAAAAATAGTGCGTGATCAGATGTACAATTGGGAAACCAATGATGAATACCCACAGGTATCGATTGGCGGGTTTGTTCAAAGTTTGTAAATCGTTTTGAATCGTCTTGTCGTTCAGAAAAAACAGACACAGACCCGCTACCACAAAATACGCAAACCCCGTAAACAGTATCAGACTTTTGACCGAAATAAATCCTAACATGAATTTATTGATGATGGGGTTGATCGCAAACAGAAAGAGTACAATCGCTGCTTCTTGAATCATTTATAATATCAATATAAATTAATATTATAATGTGCTACAACGAACAAATCTCCCTGAATACTTTTGTATTTAGTACTTTTGTTTTGGGGCTCGTCATCTACAACAACACCTATACCCAGTACAAAATCAAAGAAATGAGCCATTTTTGGGAATACATGTTTTTTGCTTCTTTTATTGTGATGCAGTTGGCCGAATTTTTTATCTGGCGCAACCTCAAAAACGCGGACTACAATCGCCTATTTTCTGTATGCGCCGTTTTGATTATTTTGTCCCAGCCGGTCGCCAGTAGCATGATGATTTCCGATTCGTATGTTCGCAACATCGTGTTGGCGACTTACCTTATTTTAGCCGTACCTTATTCCATTTATAGGTTTGCCACCACAAATATACGATGCAGTGTGAGTAAACGGGGACATTTGATTTGGCATTTCTTTGATAGCATTTGGGTTTTTATAGCCATGTGGTTATTTTTCTTGTTATTTGGTCTCTTCTATCAGGGCCATTTCCACTGGATAATCTTTGGAATTGTGACACTGTTGTTTACTCTTTACAATTATTATCAGGATAGAAGCGCCTGGTCCATGTGGTGTTGGTTAGTGAATACCTCCATGTTATATTTTGCTTTCAAATTGATGCTGGGGTTGCCCATGCGCGATTTTTACAGGGGATGTTGAACTCTATTATGTTCAACCCAAGTATTATCAAAATACCGAGTTTTTTCAATAAATCCAGAGAAATTGTTAGATGCTAAAATTGATTTAAAATAATACTTGTGTATTATTACACACAAATGGCCAGTTTTCCGAAACCAATTTTAAAGTGGGTTGGTGGAAAAACCCAGATATTAGATAAATTAATAACTGAATTTCCAACTGAAATCAACAATTATCGTGAAATATTTTTAGGTGGAGGAAGCGTATTATTATCATTGTTGTCTTATGTGAAAAAAGGTATTATCAAAATTCAAGGAAATATATATGCTTATGATGTTAATGAACCCTTGATTTTTGTATATAAAAACATACAATCATCACATAACGAATTATACGATAAACTACAACTTTTAATTGCCGAATTTAATGAATGTACTGATGGAACCCTTAACAGAAAACCTACCAATATTGACGAGGCAAAACAATGCAAAGAAAATTATTATTATTGGATTAGGTCGGAATACAATAAATTATCATTGGATGATAAAAAAGGGTTAATAGGTTCTGCTATGTTTATATTCTTAAATAAAACTTGCTTTCGTGGTGTCTTTAGAGTTGGACCAAGAGGGTTTAATGTTCCTTATGGGCATTATAACAACCCGGAAATAATTAACAAAGAACATTTATGTGAAATACATGATTTAATCCAAGGTGTAATATTTGAATGTTGTGATTTTATTACATCATTAGGAAGTGCAGAAGATAATGATTATTTATATCTGGACCCACCATATGCACCTGAAAATAGCACATCATTTGTCGGTTACACTGAAAACGGTTTTAACATTGAAAATCACATTGAATTATTCAAAACAATTCATACATTGACAGAAACAAATAAAAAAGTAATGTTAAGTAACGCTGATGTAAATTTAGTTCGTGAAAATTTTACAGATGAAAGGTATGTTATAACATCTATATTATGTAAAAGGTCAATCAATTCTAAAAATCCTGAAGCTAAGGCGAAAGAGGTTATTATAAAGAACTATTGAACCACAAATCAAATGTTTCGAAATAATTGTCATCATCTCCAAATAAACAGGCTATATTATGTCTTTCAAGTATTGTTCGTAATGTTGTATATTTTTTTTCAGAAGAAATTATTTTCGTTTGTAAAAACGAACTCACACAAAATCCATAATGTACTTCAAACATGTCACCTAATACCAATTCATACTCTTCTTTAAGTGCAGGCCCACTCCACAATTTGGTTTCGACAGAACCGTTAACTCTTTGTTCCTTTTTTTCTAATATTTTTATTACTTTTCTACCTGAACTATATTCAATAATATATGCTTCATCTGGACATCTAAACATATCTATGTCATATTGCTCCATCATATATTTTTTCAAACCATTTTGTAAAACAAAAGTAACGGTTCTATCTTCAAAAGTTTTTGATAAATAATAATCATACGATTTTTTTGGTTTTTTTGTTAAATTTTTTTTTGTATATCCTTGTTCCAATAATCTTTGTTCGTTATTTGTTTTTTCTTCGAATTTTTTTCCATAGTAATTTGTATTGGCGCCTCCAGCGCCGGTTCCCTTATTACCAGTAATAAGTTGTTCGGGCACCTGCTCTTTGTCCTCCTCCTTGCCGGCCTTGGCGTCCTTCGGGATCTTCTCCTTCTTGTCCTTACCGGCCTTGTTGTCCTCGGTATGTAAATTTTGGTTTTGTTCTTCCATGTTGTTGATTTGATACAATATGTAACATTTGTTTATTTTATAATCAATTTTTTACTGTTTTTACAGTATTTTGTAAATTTTTGTAAATTCAGATTATCATGAAATAATAAAAATAATAAATCAAAACAACTTAAACACAAGGCGCTACATATACAGTAACAATGGAGTCGAAAATATTGTCTATTTCTGAATCTACGCGCATTTTACAAAACTTCCCCACCATCGAACTTTCTTATGAAACCATTTCGCATAAGAAAGTTTCCCCTTCTTATCAATTAGCAATGGCCGTCCCTCAGGGTAAAAAATTCTACGCCTGGTTTTCATTCTACGAAAACAAGGATGTTCTGTTTTTACTCGAGATCAACAAGGAGCGGAAAATCACCAACATTCTCCGCGTCCCTGTGCCGAACTACGACCAAGACCTCTTTTACGGCACCGTTTTTTATGGTGTTGTGCTCTTGGACGAACCCACGGTCGATTCGCCGATTTTCCCCCAAAACGACAAAAAAAAGCGCTTCATTATTGAAGACATTTTCAATTATCGTGGCATTCCCATGAAGAAGGCGGCGGTCAGCATGAAATTGCCGTGGATTCACGATTTCTTGAAGAAATGGAGAGCCAATGTCCGCGATTGTGAGGTGGATTTTTTTGTACCCGCCATGTGGCATTATGATGCATCGAATGCGGTTCCTGATCTGTTGCAGGAGAGTGAATCCGCGCTACCGCTTAAATACAAGAATTTGCCCTATCAGGTACATCACATTCAGTACCGATGTTTGAACGAAATTGCCCCCTTTCTGAATTATCCCATTACCAAAAATTTCTGTGCGAAAAATACGGCTCTTGGTGTACCAGTGGCGGCTGTTCCGGTGTACAAGCCTTTTAAACCCGACTTGAGCAAGCCACAGTACCGATGCAACACCATTTTTCAGGTCACGGCGGATATTCAGTTTGATATTTACCACCTCTTTGCTTACGGTAAAAACAAATCGCAAGTGTACTACAATGTTGCCTACATTCCCAATTACAAGACCAGTGTTTTCATGAACGGTTTATTTAGAAACATCAAGGAAAACCGGAACCTGGATTACATCGAGGAGAGCGACGATGAGGACGATTTTCAGAATACGATGCCCGATAAATATGTGGATCTCAAAAAGACGCTGTATTTAGAGTGCCGATTTCATCCCAAATTCAAGCGGTGGGTCCCCATTCGTACGGTGAAACCACCCTGCAAGGTGGTTCACATTGGCATGCTATAAAAATATTTGTATACTATATATGTCTCAAGTGGCCGCCAACTACGATTCCCTCTTATATCCCAAACACGCGAGTAATAATGAGCACATTTTGCCCGAGGTCAAAGACAATTCCTTAGCGACCCACAGTTCCCAATTTCACAGCAAGGCCGTGGGCGGGGCAAACAAGAAGCGTTTTACCAGTAAAAAGGGTACGATCATTCGCAGAAAGGTGCGTCACGCTCGCAAGACCAATCGCCGCAAGAAGAGCAGTCGTCGTTACAAATAAATAATAATATGTGGCTGTTCATATTATTATTTTTCAATAATGGTTTCTTTGGCAATGTTTTTGATGATTTTGGGGTAAAATTTGTCTCGGTTACCACCGGCCATGGAAGACTGTTGCATAACAATGGATTTTTCGCCCAATTCCGTTTCAAGATTGTCGTATTCTGGGTTGTTCTCCCGCCACTCCGTCAATTGGCACATATTTTTGCGCGTGATTTCTTGAATACCCTTTTGCAGAACCTCCTTGCTGTGGTCCTTTTCCCACTGATCTTCGTCTTTGACATAAATGGTTTCGCGTTTGACATCCGTACAATGGATGGGACGATTCGTCAGCTCCAACTGTCTCAGATTGTCCATGATAATCTTGGTAATTCCCTCTACAAATCCCATTTTGGCATTGTTCTCCAAATCATTGTCGGTAACCTGAATTTTGTCAATAAAATCTGTAAAATTGATGGCGTCCTTGCAGGTTTCGTTCAAGAAGAAATTCAAATTAAACTGATTGTTGGTGGTATTGTTGTTGTTGTTATTGTTTGTGTTATTGATTGTTGTAGGAACGGTCAGTGCATTCTGGGATATTTCCACCATTTTATTCATCAACATACTGTTTTCCTTTTGTTGTTCAAACAGCAGATTTTTGATTTCCTTGTTTTCTTTGATGATTTCCATCACCATAACAGATGTCAAATTGGATGAAGATG